ACTGACTCCGGCATCCAATGCATTTGGTTTTGTAAGACATAGTAGTCAAACATCCAAGGGTTATCAAAAGGTTTGTAATAATCTCTTGTATCTAATAAGCTCACTTGTTCTCCTCGTTAAATCTTTTAACTAAATATTTTAAATTTTCAATTACGTATCCTGCGTAATCTTTTGTTTTTGCGAATGGATTATTATTTTCATCACAATAATCTAACCACATCCTACTTGTAAAGCCTGAAAACTTCTGACTAAACACCTTGTCAAATTCTGATTGTTTCATATTAATCCTTTGGTAAATAAATTATTACAGCAGAGTTACATTTAGGACAACTTAAATTAGTTTCCATAACGTATTCATCGTTCTCATCTTCTATGTCGTGATCGCCACCCCATATTAGTTCTGTTCCACAATGCCAACAACCCATACTATCCCTCACAAGCTATACACTCAGCATCATCTAATTTGATACGTTGAACTTTAGTGTTTACGTTCTCTGCATTACGAGCAGCATTAGTTCTAAAGTAATACAAAGACTTTAGTTTATTCATCCCATACCAATGAACATCATTAACATACTGCATGTATTCATCATGTACTTCCTGTGTCTCTGTAGCTGTAGGAATAGTAAAGAAAAGATTAACTGACTGTGCTTGACATATAAACTCTTGACGTTTAGCAGCATGTTCTATAATCCATATTTGATCTATCTCATTAGCAGTCTTGAATATTTTTTTCTCATCATCTGTAAGAACATCAAGATGTTGTACTGAACCCTCATTACCTGCAATGTCTTTCCACAATGCAGTCAACTCATCTTTCTTTAATCCTTTGTCTTGAAGTATATCTTCTAGGTATTTGTTTTTAACTTGGAAAGAACCTGAGAGAGTTTTGTGCGTATAAACGTTAGCCCTGTATGGCTCAATCGAAGGAGACGTACCACCACATATGATGCTAGAAGAAGCATTAGGAGCAACAGCGAGTAGATGAGCATTACGCCTACCACTACCACTGACATCAGGTGACTCACCACGTTCATCAGCAAGTCGTTCAGTTGCTCTAAGCGAATGTCTCTTAATGTGTTTAAATGCTTTGTAATTAAAGCCCGTAGCGAAGATACCCTCAAAAGGAATGCTGCGTGATTGGAGATACGAATGGAATCCCATCGCACCAAGACCCAACGACCTTTCTCTGTAAGCAGAGTAGGCAGATTTAAGAAACCCTTCTTTGCCCGGCTTAATATGTTTTTGAAACCTTTTAAAATTTGCATTGTATTCTCCTAAGTTATTTGTATCCACAGCATTATCAATGTAATGTTGTAGTACGTTGTCAAGCATGGTAATTAAATCATCAATGAATAGAGGGTTCTCACTCCACTCATCAAAGTATTCTAAGTTTACGGAAGATAAACAACATACTGCTGTTCGTTCTTCGTTAGTAGGTAAAGTAATCTCAGAACATAGATTGCTCTGTTTGATTTCTAATCCTAAATCTTTTTGTTCTTTAGGTAATGCTTCATTACATGTGTCTATATTAATCATGTATGGCTCACCTGTCTCTGCTCTTGCATTGATGATCTGCCACCATAAGTCTCTAGCATTTACAATCTTAGTAGGCTCGTTAGTCTTAGGGTCAATCAATCTAAAGTCTGCATCTTCTTGTACAGCTTTTAAGAACTCATTGGTAATGTTGATACCATTATGAAGATTAAGATTCTTCCTGTTGATATCACCACCAGATTCTTTACGCATGTTAATGAACTCTTCAATCTCCGGATGAGATATATCCATGTAAGCTGCATAGCTTCCACGTCTTGTAGTGCCTTGATTGAAGGCTAACATCTGAGAGTCTACAACATGCATGAAAGGGATTGAACCAGTAGACTTACTACCGTGAGTAGTAGAAATACCATTACTCCTAATATCTCCCCAAAATCCACCGATACCTCCACCTGAACTTGCCAACCAAATATTCTCGTCATAGTGAGCAGATAAACCATCCCTGCTGTCAGGTACATAATTGAGGAAACAGCTAATAGGAAGACCACGACTTGTTCCCCCGTTACTAAGTATAGGAGTGCTAAACATGAACCAACAAGAGGAACTGTAGTGATAAAGTCTCTGAGCCAACTCAAAATCTGTGTGACCTTTGTAGGTTGCTCCGAAGACGGATGCTCTGGCAAATGCTTCTTGGGCATGTGTTTCATTCTCCCATAAGTATCTATCCTTGAGAGTGTCAAGGCTAAACTTATCTAATAGTTTTTCATTACTGTAATTAATTTTTATACCAAGATATTCCTTGATACCTACTTTATCATCTACCATTATGAGTTCTCTGTGTCGTGTACGTTAAGCATTATTATACCATAATGTAGTATTTTTAGCAAGTCTTTTCTGTTCTTTCCTTCTTTATTTCCATAACGTTTAGCGTACTTCATAATGTTACCAAGGGTAAAACCTTCTCCATGTCCAGAATCAATGATGATATCTGTTGCTTGATACTTATCAGAAGCATAGTGCTCACCATATGTACCATCAATATATTCTTTTAGTTCTTGTATTAATTGTCCTTCATTAAATTTATAGTTCATCGTTTCTCCAATCATCAGGTAAAGTATCTTCACTATACCATCTAAAGTTATTTGTTTCAGCCCATTCAGCATGTGTTCTTTTTGTTCCATCTTTTCTAACCTTTGCTCCCGGCATAGGAGAGAAAGGCTTTTGAAATAAGAACACTAATTCTGTATAGCTTTTGTTTAATGCTTCTCGTATATGTATGTACTTACTATACTCTGCATAATCCCAAAACCTACCTTTTGCTTCTAGTAAGATTGTCTTACCTTCTATCTTCTTTACAAAGTCTGGTTCGTATTTATGTTTAACAACATACTTGATAACATCCCAATGATGTTTCCAATCTTTAAGAATAGTTTGATGCATATCAAATTCCCATGCACTATCATATCCTTTAGGTACGTTGATCTTTTTAGGTCTAGGTTTTCTTGGTACTCTTCTAGGCATTAAGTTCTCCAAGCGTTAGCTGTGGATTACGCTTTACTTGTTTGTAAAACCACCTTAAACTATAAGCACTAAGTAGAAACTTATTGTTAGCAAAGATGTGAGTCTGTTCTGGCAAGAACTCATTAAGATTCTTTCTATTAATCTTAGATGTATCCTCTCCGTCTGGAACCATAGTTCTTAACCACTCAATGAGTAAGTCTTCTGCTCTACGTCTTAATTGTTTCGATCTTCTTCCACTCATATCTGTGTTACCTCTATAACTTTAGGTGGCTTAGGTGTTTGAGTTAAATATTTTAACCCATTAGAATATTTAAATACTCTTAAACCTTTACCTTCATTAGAATCTTTATGACATTCAAACTTGTGTCTGCAATACACACACTCTCTAGGTAGCTGCATGTTACCAGACTTACCGTCTGGAACAGGGCTGTAACATAGATCAGGTGGTGTTGCTAACTTCACAGCCTTCTTAATATCTGTAATCTTTTTCTTGATGTTAGGCTTGTCAAAGTTATCAGGTCTATACAAAGCTAACTCACCTGACTCTTTATTAAGAGCAAGGAATCCACCTTTGTCTGTCCCCTGTGCTTGTTCATACCCTGCAAGTTGAGCCATATAACCAAACATATCGTTCTCTGCTAGAGTACCATCCTTGAATTTTTTAAAAGCAAATCCGGAAGCTGTCTTAATATCAACAACCTCTCCATCGATAACACAATCCATATGTCCTTTGATTCCAGATACCTTGATCTCTTTCTGTTCATCAGTAACTGTATGTCCAGATAGCTTGATAAGAAATATAACTATCTCTTCAAGTAAATGTCCATATAAAAACTTAATGAATAAAGAAGGTGGCATCCTTTCTGGAGTACCTTCTGACTTCATATCAAACCATAACTGTCGTGACTTCCTACCTATGTTAGACATACGTAAAGTTGCATCACCTCTTGGTTCAGGGTGAGACCACTTGTAAAGTATCTCTTTCATAGACTCACCAAACTGGTCGATAGTCTCTGGGTCTAGATCAATATGCTCACCATCGGCAAGTACACCTATCTTATTATATATATCTTCGACTAATGTGTCAAGAGTTTTTTTAGATTTAGTCATATTATGTTCTCTGTCTGTGTTTTATCCAAGCCAATTTTCTTGTCACAGGATTAAACTGTAATAATTGTACACCTAATTTTTTTTGTATCTCATTACGACTTTGACATTTAGTTACTTTATTACCAGTTTTTTTATGTTGCTGTGGCTGTGCTGTTTTAACATCAACAAAAGTAGTTTCACCATCTTTCATTGCTATCATATCTATTGGTCCAGTACAACCTGTGTTTCTAAAAACTTCATAGCCATTATCCCACAGCCATGTAACTGCATAGTATTCAGCTAGGTCTCCCTTTCTACTACTATCATTAGGTTTAATATAATTCATATTTAATTCTTGTTGTTTAGTGTGTGTCACTCCAATTACCTCCTACTTTATATTCGCCATCCATTGGACAGCGTAGATTAAAATGTTCACCTGCTTCTATAATAGATTCCACAGCCATCTGTCCTACTTTGTTTGCTCTACAAGACATAACTTCTATCTGCCATTCATCGTGAATGTTAGCTACAAACTTATGTGGTGTACCACTAAGATGAAGCCTACCAGATAAAATACATAAAGCTTTCTTCATAAGAATAGCACCACCACCTTGAAGTAATGTGTTCAAAGCTGAATGTTTATTTCTTATGTACAACTTCCTACCATCTAATCCTTTGAGGAAATTTTTTGAAGCTGCTCTGTCAACTCGTTCCTTAAGAGACTTGTATGTTGGGAGACTACTAAGAAAGCGTTCTCGCAACA